CACGTTTACAGACATTGCTGAGCAAGGCGATATCACTCCACCTGAGATGAGTCGCAATGAGTTCGACTCGACGACTCAGGAAAAGGACATCGACGCGTATGTGCTCGGCGTGCTGCGTCGTGGTGCATTCACACAGCCACTGAATTTTCTGCCAGACCACAACACACACGACCATCTGACTGGCGTCTTCAAGTTGCTCATCGACAACACAGTCACTGGCTGGAGAATCACCTATCCGGATCAGACTGTGTGGATCATGAGTGGTCAGGTCCAGGCGCTCAAGCCAAATGCACCAGTAGATGGTAAATTGTCACTCGACATGACACTGCGATTCAGCGGCGCTATGCAGATTGGCAAACCACCGGCACTGGTGACCATCGGGATCTAGTACGTGTCCTCTTTTGCAGAGGTTCAGGACATCTGAGAATCTCTGCATACTAGGAGTAGAAGCATGCTGACGATTAAGCACGTCGAGAAGGATGGCAGAGAGTCGGTCTTCGAAGCAGTAGATCTCCATCGTATACCCAGTGGACAACTAGCATTCGGACAGGAGAAGGTCATCACCTCTGGCAAAGTCTATGTGATGAACGATGCTGGTCGCACGGTCGCTGTATACGATTTCGATAAAGAGAAGGAGCAGAATCATGTCGCCAGCCGCTGAGAAGGTTGCGGATAAGATCTATGGCTCGATGGAAGAGATTGAAGCCTCTGGTGCATCGGCTGTGGAATATGCAGTCGTTGATGGGTTCAAACCTGGAGAGAAGGTTCGTCTTGGGTCAGTGACCGCTGGTGATATCATCGAGTGGTCTGAGGCCAATGAGGGCGAGGCCAAGAAGACTGCTGGATTACGCCTCATCACCAAGAGTCTTGTTGGTCCAGAGCCAGAGAATCGGCGCTACGCCGATGACTCAAAAAACATCGCCAAGTTTCGAACGATGCGCCACAAGGAAACCGAGCGTATCGTGAAGGAGATCCTTCGACTGAATGGCATGAGTGTGAAGACGGAGGCTGACGCAAAAAAAGACTGAAGAGCTCATTCCATCGTCAGTTCCTATACAGATTAGCAGTCATGGCTGGTGAATGGAACGTGGATAAGATTGCACGAGGGCTGACGGCGAAGCAATTTATCGAGTGGCGATTGTATGCACGAATGGAGCCGTTTGGAGAAGAACGTGATGACTTCCGAGCGGCATCTATTCGTCAGATGGTTTTCAATATGGCGGTCAAGAATTCAGACCGCAAGCCACTCGGGGATTTCGTGTTGAAGTTTGGGGAATCGGAACAGCCAAAGCCAGTGCAGCAGCCATGGCAAGAGAAGAAGGCTATCGCTATGACAATCGCCATGGCGTATGCATCAAGAGGTACTCAAAAGTCGGCTCAGAGTAGTGATGAGATCGCACGAGCGATGGCGACTGATGCCATGGGAGCGTTGAAGAAGGAGCCATGAAGTGGACATAGGGTCGCTTACAGGCAAAATCACTCTCGAAGACCAGATGTCTGCTGTCTTGAAGAAGGCAGATGCTGCTTTAACGAAGTTCGGTGAATCCGCGACTGGGTCTGCTCAGAAGATGACTACTCTGAGCACACAGATGACCAGTGTGGGCAAGACGATGACGGCGCTTAGCGTCCCTATCATGGCGTTGGGTGGGGCTGCATTAGCTGCTGGATACTCTATCGAGGGTGCATATAATACCATAGCTCGTAAGACTGGAGAGACAGGCGAAGCTCTGGGAGGATTGAAGAAGGACTTCGAGGCTGTCTTTGTCACAGTTCCGAATAGCGCCCAGGAAGTGGCTACAGCTATAGCAGACGTCCATCAGCGACTCGGACTGACAGGAGAAGAGCTCCAGGGTGTCACTAAGAAATTCATCGATTTTGCGAATGTCAATCAGATAGATGTAGCCACTGCTACGAAGACCGTTAGTACTCTCATGGGTGCTCTCAGTGAGGACACTAAGTTGACGGCGGCTGAAATCGGGAACGCTTCCGGTATCATGGATAAGCTGACGTATGCGAGTCAAATCAGTGGTGCATCTGTCGGCAAGCTAGCAGAGGGCGTCGTCAAGGGTGGCGTAGCATTTGTCGAGATGGGCTTTGGACTCAATGAGTCCATCGCTCTATTTGCTCAGTTCGAAAAGGTTGGAGCGAATACTACAGACGTCACATCGTCACTCCATCGGACGATGGCGAATCTGGCAAAATCCGGTGTAACTGACCTCGCTGGTGCATTCAAGGGACTAGTGACTGAAATCAGAGATGCACCTACGTATGCAGACAGTCTTCGTTTGTCTATCCAAGCGTTCGGTGCACAGGCCGGTCCCAAGTTGGCTGAGGAAATTCGTGGTGGTACATACTCAGTCGATGAGCTAGCTAAGACGCTGGATGGATTGAGTGGTACGACAGAGAATGCTGCTAAGAATTCAGAGTCGTTTTCTGAATAGCTTGGGACGCTGAAGAATCAGATGACACAGGCGTTGGCTCCGCTCGGCAACGAGATGATCGATGCAATGAAAAAGATGACTCCAGCCATCAAGGCAGTCATCGAGCTTGTAGCGGATCTCGTGACGGCGTTCTCTAATCTCCCAGATGGAGTCCAGACTTTCATCATCGCTGTGGGTGGCATCATTTCGGTCATAGGCCCAGTGATCATCGCTCTGGGTATGGTATGGGAGAAGCTGGTGGTTTTGGGTGGTGTACTGGTGAAAGTTGGAGCATGGTTTACACCTGCTGTAGAAGGTGCAACCTTCTTGGGTACTGTGATGGGAGTTTTGGTCAACCCGATTACGTGGGTAGTGGCTGCCATTGTAGCGCTCGGCGCTGTTCTATGGTACTTCGATCTGATTGACCCGATTATAGCGAAGTGTAAGGAGTTTGCTATCATCGCAGGCGATGTATTAGTTCAAGCATTCAATTGGCTCAAGGATGTCATTGTCGATGTGATCAACAGCGGATTCGTACAACTAGCGTATCAGATTGGACGAATTGCCATCGGGGGGCTGATCGAGCTAGTGATAGAAGCTGCAAAGGGATTCATGTTGCTCGTTGAAGGGATCGTTGCCACTGTTAAGTGGCTAGCCGAAGCTGCTGTTACGGTCGGCATTTTCATAGCAAAGGTCACTGGTCTGGATAAAGCATGGGAGTTATTCAAAAAGCTGGGCGAGTATCTGTTTATCGCGGTTGGATGGGTGGATAAGCTCGCCTCGAAATTTGC